GAAAAGCCGCGCCGCAAGGCCGCATGGTCCTCGCCGCAAGAGGGCCGCCGCATGAGCGACCTTTTCAACTACGCTGGCCTAGCCTTAGTCGTCGCGATGATTGCGCTCGGCTTCTGGATGAAGCTCACAAAGCGCTGGTGGCGGAAATAATGCGCCCTGACCGCGCCATCATAGACCGCTCACGGGTCGCTCGTCTCTGGACTGAGCAAGGCTTGTCGGCGTCTCAGATTGCGGAACGCCTGCGCTGCTCTACATCGCGCATAGACAGCATCGTCAATCAACTCGGCCTGCGCAAACCCGGCGAGCATCGCAAAACCTACATGGGATATGGCGGCACAGCCGTTCACTCCCGCGATTTGAGAGGGGCTTAGATGTATTGCGTACCCCTCTCCCCTTATTCGCGCCTGTATGCGCGTCCTGAACCAATCGCGGTGCCATGCCGCATTGGTGACATGGAAACCGGCCTTTGGGTCGGCATCTGTGTCTCGTTTTGCCCCCATGACTGGCCGGATGCTCTCGGGCGTCCGGTCTTTTTGGGGGGATGAGTACCCCGCAAGCGTTTCACGATTAGCAAAGCTGCCCAGCCGCAAGTCGTAAACGAATGCAAGTTGTTCATGAGTAAGCCCTTTCTGACGCTTTGAGTTTGTCAGGAAGGATTTGACGATGAAACCGCGTGGGAATGACAAAATGACAAGCGTAGCATTCATGGTCGGACGCATGTTTGACAGGGAGCGGCTTTCATCGCCGGACCTGCAAACGGCTCGCGAGAGTGTCGCGCGCAAGATTGGTGTTCCCCCCGGCACTATCCAGAACATTCAACGGGACCGCATCAAATTCGTTGAACGGATTGAAGCCAAGGTCCGCGCGGCATTCATGCGAATGCTGGAGCAAGAAATCTCGAAGGCCACACATGAATTGGAAATCGCTGGCAGGGCTTCTGACCGCGCTGATACGGCTGCGATTTTCGCGGCTGATGCTGCGGTTCAGAACGCCAAGAAAATGATTGAGGGGCTGAAATGAGCAACGCACCGAACGCCGAACACCTGCGCGCCTTTGTGGAACGGATCGAATCCGTCGAGGCAGAAATCAAAGAGCGCAACGACGATAAAAAGGAAATTTACGCGGAAGTCCGCTCGCATGGATATGACGCGCGGATCGTCAAGCAGGTTGTCGCCCTTCGGCGTGAGGACCGCGACAAGCGCGCGGAACGCGAGGAAATTCTGAGCTTGTATCTTTCCGCGATTGGCGAGGCTTAGTTGGCATCCCTGTTGCTACGCGCGCACGCGCAAAACTGAACCCGCGCCGGACGGCATCCGGCAAACAGCCAACACAGGAGATCATCTCATGGCTGCTACTGAAACGGTCGTTACTCTCCCGCCGCTCAAGATCGAAACGATGGCGGTAACGCTCATTGGCGATACGCCGTTGATCGTTCATCGCTGGTCGGAGAAGGCCAAGAAGCAGATGCTCGACAAGCAGATGAAAAAGGCCAGCCACGGCAAGGAAGCGAAAGACCCTGAAAAGGATTTCCGCGAAAGTCTCTATGTGCTGCCGGATGGCGGTTACGGCTTCCCGATCATCGGTTTTAAGGCCGCTGCCGTGACGGCCTGCACGAGCATTGGCGGGCTTACCAAGGTTGCCGCTCGTCAGGCGTTCCATGTTGAAGGCGAATACGCCGTGATCGAAGGCGGCGAACCGACGATGCGCGAAGACATGGTTCGCGTCGGGATGGGGACTGCGGACATTCGCTATCGTGGCGAGTTCCGCAACTGGTGGACGACGATCACGGTCAAATTTAACGGCAACGTTATGAGCGCCGAACAGATTTTGAATTTGTTCAGCACGGCTGGCTTTGCGGTCGGCGTTGGTGAATGGCGGCCTGAACGCGACGGACAGTTCGGGCGCTTCCATGTCGCCAGCGCAGAAGAAACGAAGGCTATCGGCAAGATGAAGAAAAAGGCCGCGTGATGATGATTGGCGGCGACACGCAATCGCATCGCCGCCACATGGCAGGCTTGGTTAGGCGTGTCACGGTCCCGCAGGGAATGGTCGTGTTGGGCAGGGCAGGCGAGGTTGGGTCCGGTCGGGAAGGTTCGGTCGGGTGAGTTCGGGCGTGGCAGGCAAGGCGCGCTTGGGTTCGTTCAGGCAAGTCTAGTCTGGTTCAGGCGAGGCAGGCGAGGTCAGGTAGCGCGTGGAACGGCGTGGTCAGGTCAGGTGTGTTTAGGCGTGGCAGGTCTGGCAAGGCGAGGTCTGGAACGGCTCGGTGAGGCGCGGTCAGTCTCGGCAGGCGGGGTTGGGTCAGGTGGGTTCGGGTTAGTTGTGGGCTGGCAAGGCAGGCGTGGCGTGTCTTTGCGCGGATGGGATTGGTTGGGTCCGGAAGGGTATGGCTTGGCAGGCTTTCTAAAGGAGCAATGGACATGGGCATGATTTACGAATGGCGCGCTGACTCTCGCTTCCCCGTCGGGGCGCAAATCGCCGCTGAGCGTTTGTCTGCCATCAAGTCGGATCGTGGCGCGATAACTCCGCGCTACGTCCTCGATGATGCAGCAAGCGACAACTCGCCGCTTCACAAGTGTTTTGAATGGAACAACGAAAAGGCGGCGGACAACTATCGGCTGGACCAAGCCCGCAAGTTGATCGGCGCAATCGTGGTCGCGAAGATTGACGATGCTCCGGTCAAGAAAGAGACGCGGGCGTTTGTTCATTCGACGATTGAAGGAAATCAGTACGTCCCTATTCAGGTCGCCATGTCGCGGTCTGACATGCGAGCGGAAACACTTGGGCGCGCGAAGCAAGAGATTGCGATGTGGCGCGCTCGATATGCGGCGTACTCAGAGTTTGCCGAACTTCACGCGCGGATTGACAGCTTGCTTGCGGCTGAACCCGTCGCAGCGTGAACGGGGCATGTCTCGGTTGGGCGTGGCAGGCATGGTTTGGCTGGGTGCAGCAGGGATCGGCGCGGCACGGTTTGTCTAGGCAGGCACGGCATGGTCTAGCGCGGTTGGTCATGGTGGGTTTTGTTTCGGTGAGGCAGGCGATCCTAGGTGCGTCATGGTTTGGCGTCGAAAGCATGGTTAGTCGGGGCAGGCATGGTAAAAGCGGTTCAATCTGAAAACATCATTCAGCGCGGGATCGTGAACTTTCTTCGCTTCACGTTGAAGGACGCGAAGGTGTTCGCCATTCCCAACCGCGCTCCCCGTACTGCAAACGGGATGGCCTACAACGGCTGTCCGGGTTTGTTGCCGGGTGTCCCTGATCTGGAAATCGTTGCGCCCGGTGGCCGCTGTTACTTCCTCGAAGTGAAAACGCCAAAAGGCAAAACGAGTTCCAATCAGGAAGCGTTTTTATCGTGGTGCGCGCTTCAAGCCGTCCCATACGCCATCGTTCACAGTGTTGACGAAACGCGCATAGCAATTCGCGCGTGGAATCTCCAAACCCGTGAGGCCGCTTAATGAATGCGTTAACTCCCATTGACTGGATGGCTCACTATGCGGCGGTGAAACTGCGGCTTGGATACGGGCCGGTTAAACCGACCGTTAACGTCAAGCGCGCCGTCGCGGCGAAACAAATTCCCGTGGATGATACGCCGCTCTCCCCGCAAGAGGTGGCGCAAATCAAGTGGATTCATTCATACATTCCCAAGCGCCGTCATCCTCTCGACCGGCGGAAATATTCAACGCCAATTCTGATCCCGAATGAAAGCCAGATTGAAAAGTTTTTAGTCCGGCAAGCGCGCTCGCAATGGGAACCGGAAGTCAAGCCGATGCGGGAGATTATCGAGACTGTCGCGGCTCATTACGGCGTCAACGTGGACGATCTGTGCAGCGCATCCCGCAAGCATAGATTTTCAATGCCCCGCATGATCGGCATGTGGCTTTTGCGGAAGAACAATCCAAGCCGGTCGCTTCCTTTGATCGGGCGGCAGTTCGGCGGCAAGGACCATACAACGGTGCTTCACGCTGTCCGCAAGATCGACAAGTGGATTGCCGATGGCCTTTTGACCATCCCCGATCATCTCCTAGCCCTTACAAAGCCGGTGGGGGAATAGATGAGCAACGATCAATATCTGGCGTTTCTCGAACGCAAAAAGATGATGGACCCATGCACGGGCATGGATCACGTCAATGATTTGATGGGCGTGATGAAAGACCATCAGCGGGACATTACCGCATGGGCGCTGCGTCGGGGCCGGGCGGCTATCTTTGCCGGCACCGGCCTTGGCAAGACGCTGATGGAGCTTCAATGGGCGGATCGCGTGGCCGGGTTTACTGGCAAGCCGGTTCTGATCTTTGCGCCTCTGGCGGTTGCCGCGCAGCACTTGCGCGAAGCTGTGAAGTTTGGGCTTTCGGCTCAAATCGCTCGATCGCAAGATGATGTTTCATCCGGCGTCTATGTGACAAACTATCAAAAGATCGGGCATTTCGATCTGTCCAAGTTCGGCGGCGTGGTGCTGGACGAATCCAGCATTCTGAAATCGACGGATGGTCATTACCGCACCCGACTGATCGAGGAATGCGCGCAAATCCCGTTTCGTCTGGCGGCGACCGCAACACCTGCGCCGAACGATTTCATGGAGCTTGGCAATCATGCTGAGTTTCTTGGCGTCATGTCCTACACTGACATGCTGGCGACGTTCTTTGTGCATGATGGTGGTGACACTCAAAAATGGCGTTTGAAGGGCCATGCTGAAAACGAGTTTTGGAAGTGGATGGCCTCATGGGCGGTTATGATCCGCAAGCCGTCTGATCTCGGATATGCGAATGATGGCTATGACCTTCCTGCATTGAACCAGCATCAGCATACGGTCGGCGTTGAATACGCGCCTTCGCTCGAAACCGGCCTTTTATTCCCGATGGAAGCGCGGGGCATGTCGGAGCGGATTGCGGCCCGTCGCGATACGGTGGCCGAGCGCGTGGCTATGGCTGCAAAACTGACGCCATCGGATCGCCCGTTTGTCTGGTGGTGCAACCTGAATGCGGAAAGCGCCGCGCTCGCCAAGGCTATTCCTGGGGCTGTCGAAACGCTCGGGTCCGATACGGACGAAGTGAAAGAGCGCAAGCTAACGGATTTCAGTGAAGGCCGCACCCGCGTCCTCGTCACAAAGCCGGGCGTGGCCGGGTTCGGAATGAACTGGCAGCATTGCGCCGATACGGGTTTCGTCGGCCTTAATGACAGCTTCGAGCAGGTTTATCAGGCCATCCGGCGTTTCTGGCGCTTCGGGCAAACCAAGCCCGTGAACGTGCATTTCATCGCGGCGGAAACCGAAGGCGCTGTGGTGGCAAACATCAAGCGCAAGGAACATGACGCCGAGCGCATGGCCGCATCAATGGTTATGCACACGGCATCGATCTCGTCGTCGCTCATTCGCGGCATGGTTCGCACCGTGCCCGACTACAACCCCAACATGCCGATGGTTCTGCCGAAATGGATTGGAGAAGCCGCATGATTAACGCCGTCGATCAGGTCGTTACCGACAATTATGCCATCTATCAGGGCGACAGTTGCGAGCTTATCCGCGCCGTGCCCGGTGATAGCATCCATTTCGGCGTTCATTCCCCGCCATTCGAAGGGCTTTACAAGTTCAGCAACTTCGACCGCGACATTTCGAATAACGAGGGTTCGGCCTTTTGGGAGCATTACGGCTTTCTGATTTCCGAATTGTTGCGGGTCACGAAGCCGGGCCGTCTGCACGCGGTTCACTGTATGCAGCTTCCAACGTCCAAGACGCGGCATGGTTTCATCGGGATGCGGGATTTTCGCGGTGAAATCGTGCGCGCCTATGAGGACGCGGGCTGGATCTTCCATTCTGAAATCTGCATCTGGAAAGACCCGGTTATCGCGCAGCAGCGCACAAAGTCGATCCGGCTGCTGCACAAGCAGATCACGAAAGACAGCACCATCAGCGGGCAGGGGCTTGCCGACTATGTGGTGACGTTCCGCAAGCCCGGCGACAATGCCGAGCCGGTGGCGGGCATGTTCGAGGAATTTCACGGGACCGGCCTCGATATTTCGCGCGAAGCCTATGACATTCACGCGGCGCGCACGCGGGCCGAAGGGCGTGAGCCGTGGCCCTTCGATATGTGGGTCTCTGTTCTCGTCTGGCAGCGGTACGCCTCGCCGGTCTGGACCGACATTGACCAGACGCGAACCTTGCAGAACAGGCGGCATAATCCGGTGGCGGGTGACGAGCGCGACGAAAAGGATGAGCAGCACATCTCACCGTTGCAGCTCGACGTCATCGAACGCTGTATAGACCTATGGACAAATCCCGGAGACACGGTTCTGACGCCGTTCCTTGGCATCGGTAGTGAAGTCTATGCGGCTGTCCAGATGGGCCGGAAGGGCGTCGGCTTTGAGTTGAAGCCGTCCTATTTCGCCCAAGCTGTGAAAAACCTCGGGGCGATCAAGCGCACGAATGTAGTCGATCTGTTTTCCGAAGTGGCGTAAGGATTTATATCCATGAGCGGCACGACTTGGACAAAGTTTTATTGGTCGGACTGGTCAAACGATCCGGCTTTGCGGCTTTGTTCGCTTGCTGCTCAAGGTCTGTGGATGCGTTGCCTGTGCATCGCGGCTGAATCGCAACCGGCTGGCTATGTCGCAGTGAATGGAAGGGCCTTGACGGCTTCGGACCTCGCCAGATTGGTTGGGTCGGCAGAGGCGGAAGTGTCCAACCTTCTCTCCGAACTAGACCAGCACGGGGTTTTTAGCCGCGATGCAAAGGGCACCATTTACAGCAGGCGCATCCTGCGTGATGTGCAGCGCATGGCCGTAGCGCAGAAGAACGGCAAAAAGGGCGGAAATCCAAGTCTTTGTAAAGACGAAGGAAATTCTCCGTCGGATAACCCCCCAGATAAGGGTTGGGTTAAGGGTCGGGATAAGACCCATAAGCCATATACCAAATACCAAAATAATAGCGCGCGAGCGCGCCCGCCCAATGAGGGAAGGGCGGGCGCTCCGGCGCTAGAGGCTCGTGTGTGGGTCAGTTTCGACACGCCGGAAGGCAAGGCGTGGACTGATCACGAGAAACGGACGAAAGGCAGATCGCCTCCCGCCGACAAAAACGGCGGATGGTGGTTTCCCTCGAAAGAACCGCCCGCCCTTCCCGCCATCCGTCAGGAGACAGCAGCGTGAGCGCAGTCAAACTCAAACAGCGTGAGCCGAACGGACGCCACAAGCGCCCTACAGCCGCCGAACGGGCCAAGCGGGAACGGGACGCCTATCAGGTCGAAATGAGGACAGTTCTAGCCCAGCCACATCGGCGGGACATGCCCCAGCCCGAACACCCGTGGTGCGCGACGGCCCTCGGCAAGTTCTGCCTCAAGAACAAGCTTCGCCGTGAGCTTCACGATTGCGCCGCCGACTATGCCGCGCTCATAGCCCGTTGGAGGGCCGCCAAGGGGGTTCCTATGGTGGACAGTACCGGACAGGCCGGATCAGGACTTGGGCCTTCCACGGCCACCGTAAGGGCTTGGGAACGGGATATAGAGGCAAGGGAAAGGGCAATGCGTCAGGCATTGGCTGGAAAGGCGGGGAATATCGCTTACGCGGCTGTCCGCCATATCGCCGTGGACGGGGCGTCGATCCCGCCAGAATATATCCCGGCTGCGGTTCAAGGGATGCTGGCCCTTGCCCGACATGCGGGGCACAGGCTCGATCACCCGTTTGTGTAGTTGACATTCCCGCGCGCGTGTGCGTATGGTGTCATATATCCAAATTCAGAACTGCGCCCTGAGCCAAAGCCGGGGTAGCTCAATCGGTAGATCCACCGCCTTGTAAGCGGAAGATGTAGGTTCAAGCCCTACCCTGAGGCTCCATTCACACATCGGAAACTCAATGGCTAACCCCAAAGGCCCCGGCAAGCCCGGACCCGGCAGGCCGCCCGGCGCACGTAATAAAATAACGTCAGAAATTAAGGCGCTTGCTCAGGTCCATGGCGCTATTGCCGTGGCTGAATTGGCTCGTCTGGCGACCAAAGCGGAAAGCGAGGCTGCTAGGGTAGCGGCCATCAAGGAATTGCTTGATAGGGGATATGGGAAGGCTACGCAGCCGATATCAGGTGATGACGACGCCCCGCCCGTAAGACTGGCAGTCGGTTGGCTGACGCCAAGCAAGTAATCATCCCCTACAGCCCCCGCAGGGTCTTTCTGCCGTTCCATAACAGGACGAAGCGTTTCACGGCTGGGGTAGCTCATAGGCGATGCGGCAAAACGGTCGCCTGTATCAACGACCTGATCAAAAAGGCCATCCTGCTAGATCGCCCCCAAGACAATGCGCCGGGGCGGTTCGGCTACATCGGCCCCCAGCTAAACCAGTCGAAAGACAACGTTTGGCAGTACCTCAAGTTCTACGCCGCCCCGCTGATCAGGGATAAGAACGAAGCTGACCTTTGGGTAGAGCTTTTGAACGGGGCAAGGGTCAGGCTCTACGGCGCTGACAACCCGGATCGTATTCGAGGCGCATATTTCGATCATGTCATCATGGATGAATACGCGGACATGGCCCCTAGCGTGTGGGGCACCATCGTTCGGCCCATGCTGGCGGATTATGAGGGTGGGGCAACGTTCATCGGGACGCCCAAGGGCAAAAACGCCTTCTATGAGCTTTACAGCGCGGCGCTAGACGACGAGCGCTGGTCCACGTTCTTTCTGCCAGCCAGCCAGACGGGCATCCTGCCGCAGTCTGAACTAGACGACGCCCGTAAGGACATGACGCCGGAGGAATACGAACAAGAGTTCGAATGCTCGTTCGATGCGGCCATCATCGGTGCCTACTACGGTAAGGACATGGCTGAGAGCGAGCGGGCTGGACGCATTACAGACGTGCCATATGACCCGGCGCTGCCTGTGTATACGACGTGGGACTTGGGCATAGGCGACAGCACGGCCATCTGGTTCTGGCAGGCTCATGGCGCTGAGATACGGGTTATCGACTTCTATGAGGCCAGCGGCGAGAGCATTGAG